TTTGCTTCGAAACCACGTTGAATAAACGCGCTAATTGGGAGGCGATAAAAGATTGCGCCGTTTTCCATGATAGCGTGAAATAAGATGCTGCGACCTGTAAGAGCGCTAATACCAAAGATAACGCAGTCACACACTTCTCCATGATGCTTTTGTAAGTCATATAAATACTCCTTTTTTATTTGTGCATATTGTACAGGAATATTTGCATTTAAGTAAGCCATAAATCATTTTATATTACCCCAATTAGTGCCAGATTCATAGTCTACTTTATTTGGCACTTCAAGAGTAACCGCTCCTTCCATAATCTGTTTTATTTTATCAGCATGTGCTGAAGATTCAACTGATATATCAAGTTCATCATGCACTTGTATATGTGGTGTGATGCCCTCTTTATGTAAATCTATCATGGCTTTTTTTGTCATGTCAGCTGCAGATCCTTGTATTAATCTATTCAAAGCTTTATATGTATAAGCTCGTTTAATCCCTGGTCCATGTTCCGCGAGTGCTGCATCGTGTGATAATGGTTTATGAATACCAAACTGATTAGGCTCCCATAAATGAAACCTACACAATCTACCAAGAAGAGTTCTAACTTTACCTCGATCTTGTGCTCTTGCCATAACACTATCCATTAATTGTTTTACAAATGGCACGCGACTATGATATTGTCGAAACAATTCATCAGCACGTTCTTTGTTTACTCCAAGCTCTGCTTGTAATTTATTTTTACCCATACCATAAAACAAACCAAGGTTAATTGTTTTTGCTTGTTCTCTTGGTATATCTGCCATCTCAGCTACGATCTTATGAAAATCTGCATCGCCTTCATTGTATGCATCAAGAACATCACCAACTGCATACATATTCTGTAGTGCAGCATAGTGAACTACAAGACGTGGTTCTTGTTGTGAATAATCAAACACACCCCACTTACAATCTTTTTCTGGTATAAATAATGATCTAATCATTGGTCCTAGTTCTTTGTTACGTGCTGGAATTTGTTGTAAGTTTGGATTAGAATAACTAAATCTACCAGTCACAGTTCCGCCATTATCTGATCTAAGTTGGTTTATTTCAGCAAATATTCTACCTTTATGTTCGTGTTTAATTATGGTATCAATAAATGTTGTATGTGCTTTGTTTATTTCTCTTGCACGTGCAATTTTTTGGACCATCGGATGTGGATGGTTCTGTAAAAAATTTTTAGTAAATGATGGAGAATTTGTTTTTTCAGTTCGGTCAAATGGTAGGTGCAGTTTTTCAAAGACTTGCGCAATTGAACGTGCAGCCCATATTTGAGTATCTACTCCTGTTTCTTTTTGCACTATGTGTAGGCACTCTTTTTCTTCTGTTAATAATTTCTGTTTCAATTCGTATGCTGCTTGGGTATCTACACGGACACCTAAAAAACGCATATCAACGAGGCAAGGAAAAAGTTCAGTCTCTAAGTTAAATATATCTTCTATATCTTGACTAATAATTTCTTTCTTCATCTCTTGCCAAAGTTGTAGTGTTAGTTTAGCATCTTGTTCAGCATATTCACCCACATACATTGCAGGTAATTTATACATTTCAGATTTAGCATCTATACCCCATTCTTTAGCGGTTTCAGCTAATACAGCCTCGCTTTTGCCTCTTCCTACATAATCTCGACCCATACTACCTAAATCGTATCGAAAGCGATTCTCGTCCACGAGAGAGCCAGCAATCATGGTATCTACTATCTTTCCAGATATTTTTAACCCTGCAGCTTTAATGTAACATACATCGTACATAGCGTTATGAAATATCTTTAAAGAGTCAGTATTTAATATATCTTGAAACCATTTAAGAACCATACTCTTATCCATATTACCACCACCTTCATGAGCTATGGGGTAATACCCTGACCAGTCTTGCACAGCTACAGCTATGCCTACGATTTGTCCTCTTCCTGTTACAGATCCAGATCCCATAGTTTTTAAGTCAGGATCTTTTGTTTCTAAGTCAATTGCTATCTCACTATACTCAGATAGATTAGGAAACTCTGTTGGTGGTAACCATTCTACCTGTGGACTGAACATTGGTTTCTGTATCATATTAAAAATAATTAATGTTTATATTAAGTCGTACGTTATCATCAGTGCAAGTCGTACTGTTGTGTGGTCTATTACTATCAAAAAAAATACCTTGATTTTCAATAGAAGGTATTTTTGTAGTTTTACCTATTCTAGTAAAACCATCACAAGTATTTAACGATAATATAAAAGCTTTACATTTAAAAGTTTTTGTATCTACGTGTTGACCATGCTCTAAAATTTTTTTAGTTGAAGGATATAAATTTATTTTACTTCTGTATAAGGCTTTTACTTCTAACTTTTCTAATAATGGCAACATAAGTTTAAATATGGGTGCACTATAAATTTGATAGTCACAAAAAATATCATGAGTAAAATAATAACCATCAGCTGTGTCATTTTCAGACACAAAGGGAAAAAAATAAAAAGGTGCTTTTATTGCTGCTATTTTTAAATTATCAAAATCTTTTTTATTTAAAAAATTTTTTTCTGTTTTAACTTTCATGAGTAATCCCTCTCTAATATCATTTCTAAATAGTGTATTGCTTTCTTGATATCTTCTTCCTTCCCTTTCGACTGATGTCGACAGATGTACTTTATAGCATTCCCCTCCGCGAAAAGCAACTTATTCTCGTTTATAAACTCTGCGGGCTGAATCTTCATCGAGCGGTAGTGTTTCCCGCCAACCTGCTCTTCTAATGAATTGTATATTGAACCTTTAAATATATCTTTGTTTGTCATAAATCATATCCTTTGTTATCTTGTTGTGGCCTAATAATATGTAGATGTTCCTTGGTCCTTGTTGCACCAACATAGAACAATCTATTTTCGTCATCTGGATTTCTTTCGTAACCTTTCATTGTATTAAAACTAAGATCAGTGAGCAATACAACATTATCTGCTTCACCACCTTTTGCACCATGTATTGTAGATAAAGTTATACGTGGTGCTTGATTTAACTTCTCTCCTTTCCTTCTCATCTGTTTTAAATAGTTTACCTCTCTCCTTGGTGCAGCATCAAATGCTTCAAACCAAACTGAATTTGTTTTTAATCCATGATACTTTTTTAAAGTATCCATGTCATACATACTATCTTTCAACATACTTTTTAATTTTGTCTTATCTACGTTCATGTAGCCATATATTCTTACAACTTGATCGTAAGATAATAGTTGACCCTTACATAAATTTTCCCAATCTAATGCAGCTAAGTGAAGTGTGTGTTCTTTTTGTTTTCTAAATTTATTATTGTAATAATAACCACTTTCATAAAGCGTTGGTTCTAACTTATCTAACATATATTTAGTTCTAGCTAGAACCAACCATTCACCTGATGACATATCAATATCTTCAAAGTCATCATATCTAGACAAGGAGCCTTGGTGAATTTTTGGATTCCAAGATTTATTTATTCTATTTTTAATTTTATTTATTATACCCATTGCTAGTCCATGAACCTTTGCAGGTATTCTATAAGATTGTTGCAAGGGCAGCATTTGTCCCTCTTGCGCTATAAAAGAGTCTACATCTGCCCCTGCCCATCTAAATATTGCTTGGTCATCATCACCTGCAATAAAAGAATCTGTTGTTTTTTGCCAAATTGCTTTAGCCATATCCCATTGCATTCTTGATAAGTCTTGTGCTTCATCAATAAATACAACATCAAACTTTGGCACTGCTGCATCTGACTTTGTAAATTCTAAAATCATGTCATTAAAATCTATTAGGTTATGTTCTTTTTTATATCGTTGTAATTCGTTTGATATAATTTTTAATTTATCTAATTCTAGATCTTGGTTATGTTCTTGTAGATTGTACTGTTGTTCTGCTGTAATACCTTTTAATATTGCAAGGTTTACTATTCTCAAATATTCACTATCAGATGTAAAGATTCCATTATGATCATTTTCATAATCTGCATAATTAATTTCTTCTCTAACTCTCTTACCAAAGTCTTGATAATGTCTACGTTGCATAACGTTTTCTCTTTTTATTCCTAATCTTCTAAATGCTAATGAGTGTAAAGTTCTAAAGTATGGAAGATCATCTTCTTCTAAATTAAATTTTTTAACAGCTCTATCTCTTGCCTCGTATGCAGCTTTCTGTGTAAATGCAAAATACCCTACTTTATCTGGATCTGTATTTTTAAGATAATCATCTACTTTATTTAATAATGTAGTTGTTTTACCTGTACCTGGTGGTCCTAACACAATAGTTTTCATTAATATGGTGTCTCTTCTTTTAATTGTTTTTGTTTGTATTCTTCTGTTTTCTTTTCAAATTCTTCTACAACATAAACAGATAATTTATTTTTACCTATTCTTTTATCTGTACAACCACATTTTTCTCTTAACATTTCCGCAGTTCTTGAGTATCCAAGATCCCAACGTTTACGCATTAAATGATTATGATAAAATTTATCAAACACAAAATGATGATAGCCGTTGTTAGTCCATGTGCCACCTCTAGATAAATCTTCTTTAGAATCTAGTTGTGTTCTATTTAAACAATACTCTTGCAAATGATTCTGTAATTGATCTTCTGTTCGTAAACCTGCAGCAGGCTCTGTAACTTCTGCACTTTGTAAAAGTATATTTGTAATATGAACCCAGTCTTTTTCTTTTAATGTTGGTGGCCTGTTTTTTAACTGCACCATACATGCTTCTTGAAATAAACTTTGTTGTCTTAAATGTTTTACACTTTCTAATTTTAATCTTTCACCATCAACGTTAAGATAATAATATGGATCTTCAAGATCTATTACTTGTAAGTCTGTTAGATTAGGAAATAATACCTCTTGTCCAATACCAAATTTTCTAGATCTACATAGTGTTTTGTCACACAAACTACACATTGGTTGATCATTACATTTATAACCCCAATCTTTTTTGTCGTGTTGTTTTACAACTATATCTACTTCAGAATCTGACAATGGTTTTTCCATTGCAGTTTCGTTAAATACAATTAATTTAGATTTCCACCCATCTGGCCATTTCTGTTTTGCATACACACCATAATGAAACAATGCATTGTTTCTACCACCCTCACCTATTTTATTTTCTGACATTAACTCAATACAAGGTGGTCCATCAGAATATTTTGTTTCTGGTCTTTTAACTTCTAAACTTTCTAAGTCTTGTGGTGTAACTTTTATTTTTTCATAAGTATCACAAAAACTTTCTAGACTAACAGCTTGACCATTTATATCAAAGGCATATCTAACAGAATTTTTAGAATTATAGTATGGTAAGTTAAGAAAATTTCCTGTATCATCTTGCGATTTTAATTCTGTTTGTTTAGGAAAAACTTCTGAATTACCATAACCTAGCACAGCTCTAATCTGTACAAGTTTATCTCTCATAGATTTTGCTGCGACATAACCAGATGTAAATAAGAACACGTGTGCACCACCTGATTTTGATCTACATACGATCAAAGGTAATTTTAAATTTTTTATTTTATCAACTAATTTTTTATGATCAAAACCTGCATAAGAATCTATGTCTATGCAACCCCATCTACATTGATTATTGTCGTTGATGGGTATAATACCTAAATTTTCTTTTCCATCTAAATGTTTTTGCCAGAGATCATCGGTAACTGATTGTCTTTTTACAAACGATTTACCTTTTACTTTTGTGCCATTACCATTAGTGTCCTCTGCAATAGTGACACCATGAGCACGTTCTAATCCTATAAATATATTTTTAAATCTTTCTATCATATAGCGCTTTTTAAGTGGGCGTTTCCACTCTCGCTTAGACGCCCACTACCTAGGATTCTAGTATGGTTGCTTAGACTCTGTTTCTTCTGAGCCGTGTTTAGCTTGGATCTCACCCTTACCTACACTTGTTGCAAAGTTTTTAGCCATGTCGTACATATCTTTGTTTTCGACAGGACCAACTTTACTTACATCCCAACCAAACCATGTTCCTTTGTCATTAGACATCTGAACAGTTGATAGTTTGTAAATGTGGCTGTATGTAGGCGGAGTAAACAATCCGTTTTTACCCTGCATTTTTATACCCATCATCATTGAATTCCACTTTCTACTAACTTTTAGTTGAGTAGATTTCATAGAAATCAAAGCTGTTGTTGGGTTATCGCCGAGCACTAATACAAAATGATTTGCAGTGTTATCAAGATAGTTACCATTTGGTAGTCTATCTTTGTAGTCTTTACCTCTAGTGGTTTGACTAATAATACTACTATCTGGTTCATGAATTGCAACAGGTGCACCACTGCTGGTACCTCTGTCTTGCCACTCAATATACTGTCTTTTATAATGACATGGCACAACATTTAAGCTGTCATACAATTCATTTGTAACAGTATTAATTATCTTGCCGGGTTCTGCACCGTCAACATATTTACCATCTCTTTTGTTTACCTCTGGAGATAGTTGTCCCAAAATTTTTAAGAAAGGTAACGCAAGATCTTCTTG